TCTGAAGGTCGGACGCGGGTACTGGTCACTAAGGCCGGTGTGGCTGGCTTTGGCATGAATTGGCAGCATTGCGCCGATACGGGTTTTGTCGGTCTGAACGACAGCTTCGAGCAATTCTATCAGGCTGTCAGGCGGTTCTGGCGCTTTGGTCAATCCAAGCCGGTAACTGCGCATATCATCGCGTCGGAACTGGAAGGCGCAACAGTCGCCAATATCCGCCGCAAGGAAGCCGATGCCGAGCGCATGGCGGCTGCGATGGTCCTGCACATGGCTGACCTGTCCAGCAAGGCTGTGCGCGGCTCTGTGCGCGATACGCCAAACTACAACCCGACAATCCCCGTCCAACTTCCTGCATTTCTGGAGTGTGCAGCATGATTAAGGCCGTCGATCAGGTAGTCACCGACGACTACGCAATTTATCAGGGCGATAGCTGCGAAGTCATTCGCGCAATCCCGGGTGATAGCATTGGATTTGGAATCCATTCGCCGCCGTTTGAGGGACTTTACAAGTTCTCGAACTATGACCGGGACATCTCAAACAACGATGGGCCGCAATTCTGGGAGCATTACGCTTTCCTGATCCAAGAATTGCTTCGCGTGACTAAGCCTGGTCGCCTGCATTCGGTTCATGTGATGCAGCTTCCGACAAGCAAAATCCGGCATGGCCATATCGGAATGCGCGATTTTCGCGGTGAGGTCATCCGGGCTTATGAGGATGCGGGGTGGATCTTCCATAGCGAAGTCTGCATCTGGAAAGACCCAGTAGTCGCGCAGCAGCGCACCAAGTCAATCCGCCTGCTTCACAAGCAGATCGTCAAGGATAGCACGATAAGCGGGCAGGGGCTTGCTGACTACATCGTGACGTTCCGCAAGCCGGGAGATAACCCGGAACCTGTATCGGGCTGCTTTGACCGTTATTCGGGCGATGATGAACCTGATCGGGCGAAGTTCACGACGCCAACGGATGGCCGCAACTGGTATTCAATCGAGGTATGGCAGCGGTATGCATCGCCAGTCTGGACTGACATTAATCAGACGCGCACCTTGCAGTATCGCAATGGCCGCGACGAAAAAGACGAGCAGCACATTAGCCCGCTGCAACTGGACGTTATCGAACGCTGCATCGATCTGTGGAGTAATCCCGGCGATAGCGTCCTGACGCCATTTCTCGGCATCGGCAGCGAAGTCTATTGCGCGGTCGAGATGGGCCGCAAGGGCATCGGCATTGAATTGAAGCCGTCCTATTTTGCGCAGGCGAAGCGCAACCTTGAAGCCGCAAAGGCTAACCTTGGGGGTCTGTTCGCTGAGGCTGCGGCATGATCGCCCGCATTATCCGCAACTGGCTGTTTAACCGCCGTCTCAACCAAAGATTAGCGGCCCGCAAGCTGCTGCGTCCTGTCCGTCAGGAAGCGGCACGAAAGGGCTGGCAAACCCGCAGGAGTGCGAACCATGCTCATTGACGAAATACACGAATTTATGGGCCGCAAAGGCATCACCGGAAACCGCTTCGGCATACTGTTCAGCGGCAACAACAAGCTGGTCAAGCAACTGGAAGCCGGTGGCGTTGTTACGACACTGCGCGCCGAAGCCATCCGCGAATTTATGCGGGAGAACGAGAACGCCACGCTAACGCCGGGAACCCGCCTAGACGGCAAGAACGTCGTTCCGATGCCCTGCGGCAATGAAGCATTCAAGCGCATGATGGAGAAAGGCTCTGAGCGACTTCTGGTGGCTATCTGGCGCGCTCATCCTGGCATTATGCGGTATCGTCAAAAGAACGGTGGCCGCTGCATTGTTCCTCAGATCGGGGTGCAGTGGTGATGGAACATGAAGAGAAAACCCCCGTCCTTTTGGCCTGCGATCTGATGCCCATTGTGGCGCGGATGTTCAAGGTTACTGTCCCTGAAATTAAGGGCGCTGGCCGCAATCGCCAACTGGTCGGCGCTCGATCGGTAATCACTATGGTCCTGCGGGAGCATAAGGGCCTGTCCTATCCCGTCATTGGGAAAATTCAGGGCGGCAAAGATCACACAACGATCATGCATCAGCATAAGACGTTCCATGCCAAGGCGCGCAAGTTCCCGCATTGGGCTGAAGCGCACAAGCTGGCGGTGAAGGCGTTCTATCGTGATTAGGATTGAAGTCCCCGGACAGCCTCAAGCCAAGAGCCGCCCTCGCATTGCCGTAAGGGCAGGGCGGGCTATGGCTTACACGCCTGCGAAGACCGTGGCGTATGAGAACGCGATAGGCTTTTACGCCATCGATATTATGGCTGACCGGGAACTACTTGACGGGCCTGTTTCGATCACGGTGTTTGCGCAGTTTCAAATCCCCAAGTCACGCATGAAGGGAAAAAACGCGCTTAACGTAGGCGCTTGGCACGTTGGAAAGCCTGACGGTGACAACATCCTGAAAGCCGTAGGCGATGCGCTAAATGGCATTGTCTGGCGCGATGACTGCCAAGTGGCAATGGCGTCCATCATCAAAACTTATAGCGACAAGCCCCGGCTTGTTATCGAGGTCAAGCCTGTATGAGCGTTCGCATAATGGCGACGGTCTGGGAACTGGACCTGTCATCTGTTGAGAAACTTGTTTTGCTCGCGCTTGCCGATTGCGCGAACGATGATGGCCTGTGCTGGCCGTCAATCGCCACGCTAAAGCGCAAGGCTTGCGTTGGTGAAAGGACGGTTCAGCGGGCTATTGCATCGCTCGTTTCGGCGGGCCTGTTGAACAGGCAGGAAGTGTCCGGGAGAGGGTGTAAATACATCGTAAACCCCCGCCACAGTGGCACCCCCGTCAATGTGACGCCCCGCCAGAGTGACGCCCCACCCCCGCCAGAGCGGCACCCCACCCCCGCCACAGTGGCACCCAAACCATCAAGGAACCATAAAGAACCGTCAGAGGTAAGTGCATCTGGCGATGCACCCCTGACCACTGATGAGGTTGTCAGTGGGTGGAATAGCAGGGCGAAGCGTTCCGGCCTGCCAAGCATTGCCAAGCTGACCGATGCCAGAACCCGCCAGATCCGCCGCATGGCCAAAGCCTATCCGGTTGAGGACTGGCAATCCGTATTCGCCAAGGTCGAGCAATCCCCGTTTCTGCGAGGTCAGAACGATAGGGGCTGGAAAGCCGATTTTGATTTTGTGCTGAACGAAAAGAACTTCGTGAAAATCCTGGAGGGAAAATATGACGCGCAATCGGCTTGAGGTTGTTCCGGCAGCATCGTCCTACGGATACCCATACCACGACAAGGCTGCGCTGGTTGAGGTTTACAATCAGGAACTGCGCAGCAAGGGCAGGGAAGATGTCGAATGGGCAATCGCTGATGACGGTTCGATCTATCTCCGCGACCGCTACGCCTACACCGAACGCAAATCCCGCTGGCTAAAGGCGCGGTTTGATCGTGAGACGCAAATCAATGTCGCTCGGCAGTCGGACTGAAATTCCCGCGCCCGGTTACAGTCTAACCAAGGGCCGCAAACCAAAAACAGGCGAGGCAAAGCTAATGGTTCAATATCGAAATGGTTACGTGGATAAATGGCCCTATACCTCGGCGCAATTGCGGTGGGATGATACTGGTCATGCTTGGGATGTTGTAGCGGTTAGGAAAGCATGATGGCGCATCGTAGCTGGCCTGATTGGTTCAAGCGCAGTGCTGATCGGAGACGCATCACGGCGTCACTTATCGCAGCGGGTTGGAAGCCAGAGCGTCCGGGCGACATTGTGATCGTTCCAGACCCCTCCTGCGAGGTGAAAAAATTCCTCAACCAGTATTGGACTAACCTTCATGGCTAAACGCAAGCGCAAGACACCGGAAGAAGTTCTGCCCCCTACGCCAGAGCAGGCAGACAAGGGCGAATTTGCTCGGCAGCTACTCGCAGACCACAAGGTCAGCCCATATCGGCGCATCCCGGTTATCGTGACGCTGGCCAAGTCTGGAAAGCTATCACGCAGGCAATTCGCTGCGCTGTCGTATTACCGTGAACTGGCCGGCGCTTGTGACAGATCGCCTGTGAAGGATTCAGTCGGCAAGATGATGGCTGGCATGATCGGCGGCGGTGGCGGTCAGGGCCTTCCACCTGCTCAGATGCGCAGGGAGCGGGAATAGGCTGGCTAGAGCGCGAACTAGGTGGATTGGCACACATTGCCCGCGCTGTGGCTGTCGATGACGTAACGCTAAGCTCCTGGGCTATGCGTTCAGGATCGGTAGAGCGCCGCCGTCATGTGAATGGCCGGGATGTTGTGTGGTTTGAGCCTGTCCGCCTAGCGCTTAAATATGCTATGGCTGAACTGCGTATGGCTGGCGAACGTTTGGCATCGGCAAGGGGTGAGTGATGACTGATCGCACAAACTATTGCCCTTCCTGCAAGGACTACGCTGACCACATAAGCGCGCTTCATGCTGAAATACGTGAGAGGGCTTTGGAATACCTCGCCTGCAATGGTCAGCTTATGGACGCCATTGCGGCGAAAGATGTTGAAGTAGAGAAATTGAAAGTCGCGGTATCATATTGGCAAGAGATGTATCATGACTTGGCTGGAACAGATGACACTTGACAATCAAGCGGAGTCGTGCATATTGCAGTTAATGGCTGGAAGCCGCGCCTGCGGTGTCTGGCCTTTTTGCGTTTAGGATAGAACCTCCCCGGCCTCTCGATGCGAAAACCCGGACGCGGGCAAGTAGTGAAGCACACTGGGGAGGTCACTAATTCAGATAGGCGGGCCTCACTCCACCCGCCTTGCCCGTCCCCCAATCTAAGCAACTGCGCGCCGACTACGGCGATTGATTGGCAGCGTGACGGGCAGAACTTCAGCGAAGGAAACGATATGTCCATTGCAACTGAGATTGCCTCGATCAAGGCTGACCTTGCATCGCTTAGGTCTGTGCCTGAAGCGCCTGCACCAATCACTGACGTTAGCTCCATCATGAACGGCCTTAACGATCTGGCTGCGCACGTTGCTGACATTTCGGCACGGCTAGGCGAACTGACCAACTTTGTCGGCAATCCTGCTGAACTTGGATAAGGTTTAACAACCAACCAACCGGCGACGCCTTCGGGCACCTGGTTAGAGAGGTTACACCATGGCAGCACGAAAGCTGCGGCCTTTTCATACTGACGAGATAAGGGCTAAAATCCAAGCTAGTCAGTTGATAAATCGCCTTACAGATCATGCCTTTGACAAAGTAGACCTGTCATCGACGCAGTTGAAGGCGATTGAGATACTGTTGCGCAAGTCTGTGCCTGATCTGAGTGCTGTTGACATCAACGCAAACCTGACAGGCGAAACGACGATAAACGTGAATACGGGCGTTGACCGTAATTGATCTGGGCTATGAGGCCCGCGATGCATTCAAGCCACTGCACAAGCGCAAAGAGCGGTTCGGCTGCATTGTAGCGCATCGCCGCGCTGGTAAGACTGTCGCAAGCATCATGGACCTGATTGACGCTGCATTGCGTTGTGACAAGCAGGAAGGGCGGTTTGCATACGTCGCACCGTATTACGCTCAAGCCAAGGATGTGGTCTGGGCTTACGTCAAGCGCTATGCGGGGCAGATACCGGGAACCGCGATCAATGAAAGCGAATTGCGCGTTGACTTCCCCAACGGTGCCAGACTGCGATTGTACGGCGCTGACAACTATGACCGGCTTAGAGGAATCTACCTCGACGGCGTAGTGCTTGACGAATACGCTGACCAACCGCCGCAGGCTTGGACTGAGGTTATTCGACCAGCTCTAGCTGACCGGCAAGGGTGGGCGCTGTTCATTGGTACGCCAAAGGGCCGCAACGCCTTTTACGACGTTTACCAGAACGCGGTTAAGTCTGGCGATTGGTTTGACTTGTGCTTGAAGGCTTCTGAGACGGGCTTGCTGCCTGATGAGGAACTAGAGGCAATGCGGGCGCAAATGTCCGCTAACGAGTACCGGCGCGAACTTGAATGCGACTTCGATGCTGCTGTTGAGGGCGCATACTTCGCTGACTGCCTCGAACAGGCGCGGAAGGATAAGCGGATAGGCGTCGTGCCTGCTGACCCCTTGATGCAATATCGCGCATTCTGGGACATAGGCGTTCGTGATGCCTGTTCGATATGGGTGGCGCAATTCATCGACCGTGAAGTCCGGGTGGTGAACTATTACGAGGCTGTCGGGCAACCGCTGGCCGCGCACCTGAACTGGCTTAGGGATAGCGGTTACAAGTCGGCCTTGTGTGTGTTGCCTCACGATGGCGCGCAACGCGACAAGGTTACGGCTGATCGGTTTGAAGACCATATCAAGTCCGCAGGCTTTGAGGTTCAGACTGTCCCGAATGCTGGCAAGGGCGCCGACATGAAGCGCATTGAAGCGGCGCGGCGTCTGTTCCCTTCGATCTGGTTCAACAAGGCAACCACACAGGGCGGTTTGGACTGCCTCGCGGCCTATCACGAAAAGCGGGATGACAAGCGCGGGATCGGGCTTGGTCCTAACCATGACTGGTCCAGCCACGCCGCTGACGCCTTCGGGCTTATGTGCGTTGCATGGGAGCCGTCGCGTCAATCGTGGTCCAGCAAACTTGAGTACGGGAATCGACCAATATGAAATACGACGTAATACGCTTTGGTCCTGGCGGGATCGAGACAATCACGGTTGACGCTGAAAGCGGTGATGACGCTGCTATGAAGGCGTTCAAGCCCGGCACTATCATTCGCGGCATTGTGCCTTCGGATGACCAGAGCGAGGTTCCCAAGCGTGGTCGCCCTGCCAAGGTTGAGGCTGACTAATGCCTAAAATGGACGAGGAATCGCTGAGGACGCTGATCCGCGCTCGGCGTGATAGCTCGTCCAACAAGCTTGATAGCGAATACAGCAAGAACCGCAGGGAAGCCCTTGCGTTCTACCGTGGCGACAAGCATTCGGCCTATGGGCCTGATGAACCGGGCATGTCGTCGGTTGTCAGCCGCGATACCATGGAAGCGGTTGAATCCATGCTTCCCGGTTTGCTCAAGCCGTTTGTCTCTGGTGACGAGGTTGTTCGTTTCGACCCGCAAGGGCCTGAAGACGAAGAGAACGCCAAGCAGGCAAGCGAGTATATCAATTATCTGTTCACCCGTCGCAATGACGGCTTTGGGATTATCACCACGTCAATGAAGGACGGGCTTCTGTTCCGTCTTGGCGTTGGCAAGGTGGTCCGTGAAGAGATAGACGATTACAAGTCCGAGACATATCAGGGCTTGAACGATCTGGAATACCAAGCCCTGACCGCTGACAAGGACTTTGAGGTCACGGCGGAGGCTGAATACACTGACATGATGGGCCAGCCCGCCCATGATGTTGAAGGCCAGCGCAAGACCAGCAAGGGCAAGGTCACGATTTACTGTGTCCCGCCTGACGAGTTTCTGTTTGAGCGTCATTTGGCTTCACTGGATTACGCTACGTTTATCGGTCAGGAAAGCAGGCGCTCAGTCTCAGAACTGATTGCGATGGGCCTTGACGAAAAGAAGTGCCGCAATCTCTCATCTGACAATGACACGGCTTACAACACCGAACGAACCGAACGGTTTGCCGGTGAGAACCCGACACCGCTTGCTGCTGATACCGATCTGGCTCGGCTGGTTCGTGTAACTGAAAGCTACGTCAAGTGCGACTATGAGGGCAACGGCAAGCTAGTATGGCGGCGCGTGTTCCTTGGTGGCGGCGATGACAGTATTCTGAGCAACGACCCGGTTGACAATCATCCGTATGTAGCTTGGACGCCTATCCCTATCCCGCATAAGCTGGTGGGCCTGTCTATCCACGATCTGACGCGTGATATTCAGCTTATCAAGACCGCGCTTGCTCGTGAGATACAGAACAACGTTTATCTAACGAACCGTCCCATGCGTGAAGTGCTGGACGGTCAGGTAAACCTTGACGATCTGCTGAACCCGCGTGTCGGTGGGTTGATCCGCGTTAAGCAGATGGGCGCTGTTCGTGAAACTGTTACCCCGTTTGCAGCTGCCAATTCGATGGGTATCGTTGAATATTACGACCAGGTACGTGAACAGCGGACAGGTTCAACCCGGTACAATCAGGGCCTTGACGCTGACAGCCTGAACAAGACGGCAAGCGGCATCAATTCGATTATGGCTGCGGCCGGGATGCGCATGGAAATGATTGCGCGGCAGTATGCAGAGCAATTCCTGAAGCCGCTCTTTTCCAAGATGCTTGAGATTGTCTGTAAGAACCCGGACGAAAAGGACGTTATCCGCCTTCGCAATGAGTGGGTGGAAATGGACCCGACTGAATGGTCAAGCGAATACGATATGTCGGTGACTGTCGGGCTTGGCTCGGGAAGCCGGGAAAAGACTGTCGCGGAGATTGAGCAACTGTTGCAGATCGATGCGCAGATATTGCAGCTTCAGGGCGGTGCAGTTGGTCCGCTGGTCGACTATGACAAGATTTACGGCAAACTGAAGCGCCTGACCGAGGCGATGGGCCTGAAGGGCATAGAGAACTTCTATAACGACCCGCAAGGCGCTCAACCGCAGCCGCAACAGCCGGATCAAGGTCAGGCTCAGTCCGATCAGGTCAAGGTGCAGGCCGATGTTGCGATGCATCAGAACGAACAGCAGACCAAGCAATTCCAGATTCAGACCGACGCGCAAACAAAGCTACAGATTGCGCAGATTAACCGGCAGGCTCGTATCGATGTCGAAACCATCAAGGGCCAAGTCGAGCTGCGAAAGGTGCAAATGCAGCCTTTGGCAGATTTGGTCAGCAACCATGCGGCAGGCGGCGTTGACGCGGCAATTAAGCATGAAGGCGCTCCCGGCCCGTCCGAAGGCATGACCAATGGATATTGACCAGCGCGCCGCTCGTGCAAAGCAGTTGAAGGAAGACCCGATCTATCGGGAAGTCATCGACGGCTTGCGGGCTGCGGCGATCACTTCATGGACGCAAACCAAGGTTGAGGACGTAAAGCAGCGGGACTTCTCGTGGCTGATGGTCAAGACCTTGGACCGGATCGAAGGCTATTTACAGGGCATCATTGACGACCAGCGCATTAGTGCCGCTGCGACCGTCCGCACCCCTGACTAATTCGCCCACCAGGGCAGAATACGACCCGGCGTAACCGGGACTGCTTGTCCCATAACAAGGGACCGCAAACCAATAGGTGAGTAATGGACGAAACAGTGGCGACGCCGGAAGCGGCACCCGCTGAATCCCCCGCTGTAGAAAATGACGCACTAGCAGCATTTTTGGCAGAGGATGACACACCGCAAGCAGATACCGAAGGCAACGGCCAATCTCCTGAGGGAGAACCCGCAACAGAGGTGGAAGCGCAAGAGGCGGAAGATGGCGTAAACGAGGAATCGCCCCCCGTTGAAGACCTGAAATACAAGGTCAAGGTTCGTGGCGAGGAAATTGAAGTTCCTCTGAATGAACTGCTCAACGGCTATAGCAGGACCGAAGATTACAAGGTCAAAACCGCCGAAGTGGCTGAATTGCGTAGGCAAGCGGCTACTGAATACGCGGACAAACTCGAACAGCAAGTGCAGCTATTCGCTTCGCTTGATCCGATTCTGAGTGCAGCGCAATCAATCGACATGGCACAACTGGCGCAGGAAGACCCTGCTACCTACGTGCAGTTTGAAGCGCAGTATAAGCAGCGTGTGCAGGCTTTGCAGCAGGCACAAGCGCAGATCGAATCAGTGAGGCAGGAACAGCAGGCTAGACAGCAAGCCGAACTGCAATCGTTCTACCAGCAGCAGCGCGATGCGTTGTTTGCAGCCCGTCCAGAACTTCAGGACCAAGCGAAACTCCAAGCCTTTGGCTCAGGGGTTAGCGACTACTTGAAGGGCTTGGGCTTCAGTCCTGACGAGATAACGGCGACTAACGATCACCGTGCGCTCTTGGTGGCTGACAAGGCAAGACAGTGGGACGAATACCAGAAGGCCCGTTCTACCGCTGAAACCAAGAAGGTTGCACCTAAGCAGGCTCCAACGCTGAAGCCTGTTGCGTCCGAGAGCAGTCCGCGAAGCTCCAACCGGCGACCGGCTCCAAATGCGCCTGACTCAGTAAAACAGGCTTGGATTCTGTCGCAACTCGACGCGGAATAACACCATGACCATTGTTGCAAATACTTTCCTCACCTTCTCGGCCATTGGTAACCGGGAAGACCTTTCTGACACCATCTACAACATCAGCCCGATTGAAGTGCCTTTTCAGTCGATGGTCGGCAAGACCAAGGCTTCGGCCACGCTGCATGAGTGGCAAACTGACGCGCTGAACGCTGCTGCTGCGAATGCTCAGCTTCAGGGCGACGATGTCACCTTCGGTGCGGTCACTCCGACCGTTCGCGTTAACAACCGTACTCAGGTGCTCCGCAAGGAAGTCATCATCGCGGGTACGCAGGAAGCCGTTAACAAGGCTGGCCGCAAGTCGGAAATGGTCTACCAGCTTCAGAAGAAGAGCAAGGAACTGAAGCGCGATCTTGAGTTCGTGCTTTGCTCCAACCAGGCTCCTGTCACTGGTAACAGCACCACTGCACCGCAGATGCGTCCGCTGTGTGGCTGGTACACGACCAACAGCAGCAACGGCGTCGGCGGCGCTGTCGGCACCACGTCGGCGGCTCGCACTGACGGCACGCAGCGTGCCATTTCTGAAACGCTCATTCAGGACGCGATGCAGAACTGTTGGGTTAACGGCGGCAATCCGACTGTGGCCCTGACTGGTCCGAAGCAGAAGCGCGCTATTTCGGCCTTCACTGGCGGCGCGACCAAGTTCGACAAGACCGAAGACAAGACCCTCTATGCGGTGGTCGATGTCTACGTGTCGGACTTCGGCCAGATCAAGCTGATCCCGTCGCGGTTTACCCGTGGCGCTTCGTCGGCCACTGACCGTGAAGTCCATGTGCTTGATACCGACTACTGGGCACTTTCGACCCTGCGCCCTGTGCAGACGGTTGACCTTGCCAAGACCGGCGACGCAGAGAAGGCCATGATCGTGACGGAAGTCACCCTTGAAGCCCGCAACGAGAGCAGCTCGGCTATCATCGCAGACCTCACGTAACAGCGGTCAAGCAAACCAATTGAGGGGGCTGGGGGAAACTCTGGCCCCTTCTCTTTTGGGGTAATTACATGGCTAATTTTGACTTCATGTCGGTCAACGCGACCGGCCAGCAGGTAACGTCGGGCGGCACCTCTGCCGTTGTGGCTCTGCCTGTCAACGCTGCGGGCAAATCGCCTAAGCACGTTCGACTTCAGTGCACGGGTAACGTTTATGTGCGTCCCGGTGGCGCTGGCACGACCTGCACGGTGAATGACATTCTCCTGTCGCCCAACAATGACGTTTTTCTTGATACGGCAAACTTTACGCACCTTGCCTATCTTCAGGAAACTGCGGCGGCAAAGATCAACATCACGCCTCTGGAAACCTGACCATGGGCCGGGTTGTCGATACCTTCGACGGTATCACAGAGACGATGCACTTCGACGAAGCGGCGGACACCTTCACGATTGCGCATACTGCAGACGTGCAGGCTGTCGCTGATGACGTTGCGGCCAAGCATTCGCAGACGCTCGGCAAGTGTGAAATGGGCTGGCACGTCGGGTCAATCCCGCTGCTTACCTTGTTTGAATACGCTCGCCAGCGCGGCATCGCTAATCCGTGGGATTTGATGAAGCCTGAATATGCGGGCGAACTGATGCGGCTGTGCACTGACAGTGATTACCGCAAGTTTTCACCAACAGGGGGTAAGGCGTGAACTATACCAGCCTTCTCGCTCAGGTTGTCGATACGCTCGGCAGTCAGGTAACGACCGCACAGGTTGACGCCATGCTGCCGTTTGTAGAATCGCGGTTCAACCGGATTATTGACAGCCCTGAACGCGAGACGGAAGCGTATATCACGCCAACGGCTGACATTCAGTTGCCTGCCGATTGCTGGAAACTGCGCGATATTTGGGTGATGGGTACGGCCTCAAGCAGCGTTGCGACTTCGCTGGTCCAGGTATCGCCTGAACAAGCCCGCGCCCTCTACGCCTATCAGTCGAACGGCATGGAAGCGTTCAGTCTGACGGGGCGGACGATTGACTTCTGGCCCGATCCCGGCGCGACCAACACGACGCAGGTTCGCATTCGCTACCAGAAGACCATCCCGGCGCTTACCTCGTCCAATACGACGAATTGGCTGCTGACCTATCATCCCGATATTTATTATTACGCGCTCTTGCTTCAGTGCGAGGCGTACATCGTGAACGACCAGCGGCTTCCGATCTGGAAGTCTGCTTTAGACGAGGCGATTGGTGAACTGTCCGCCCTGTCGGCCAAGCAGCGCTATGCACAAGCGCCTGTTGCGCCGCGTCCAATGCGGTACGATTCATGACAGATTTTGGGAGCTGGCTTCCGGACCTCATTCCCTATGGGCATGACGGCCTGACGACCTGCACTAACGTTTACGCATCCCCGCTGGGCTATAAGCCTATTCGAGACGTCTCCGCCGTGACGGCTGCATTGCCTGTCACTTGGAAGGGTGGAGGCTCGTTTATCGGCCTTGACGGAACGGTCAAGACTGTGGCGGGTACTGATTCAGGCTTGTACGTATACGGTACGTCAAGCTGGTCGCTTTCCTTGGCTGCGGCGCGGTCGAACAAGTGGCAATTCACGCAGTTTGGCGATAACATCATCGGGGTCAACGGTGGCGCTCCGGTAAAATACACGATTGCAACGGGAACCGGCGCGGCGTTGGGCGGCACTCCCCCGACTTCGACGATGGTTACAATCGTTCGTGACTTTGTATTCATGGCGGGCAATCCGTCTGCCAATTCGACTGTCTACTGGTCAGCGATCAACAACGCGGAAGGCTGGACGGTCGGAACAAACCAGTGCGACATTCAGCAACTGCCGGACGGTGGTCCTGTCACGGGCATGGCTGGCGGCGAGTATGGGCTGGTATTTCAGGAAGCGGCAATTCACCGCTTTAGCTATGTCGGCTCGCCAACGATATTCCAGCGGGACAAGATTAGCGACGGCATCGGATGCTTGGCTCCTGGTTCTGTCGCCACCTTTGGGCGCATGACGTTCTTCCTGTCGGGGCGTGGGTTCTACTCTATCTCTGATGGTGGGATTATGCCCATCGGCGATCAGAAGGTAAACGAAACGTTCTGGGCTGCTTACACGCGTTCGGACGTTCTCAATAACATTCGCTCGACGATTGACCCGAAGCGCTCGCTTGTCATCTGGTCAATGCCTGATTGCCTGTGGATTTACAATTGGCAGTTGGATCGCTGGACTAAGGCGGCAATTCCGGGGCTGGTAGGGCTATCGACGGGGATTAACGCGGGCGTCTCTATCGACGCTCTGGATGCTCTTTATCCCTCGGGGCTGGATAGCATCCCTTATTCGTTGGACGCGCCGATATTCCAAGGCGGTGATCCGATGCTGACCGTCGTGAAGTCCGATAACATCGTTTATGCGTTGGGCGGGAACTATCTCGCGGCGACTTTACAGGTTCCGGTGCAAGAACTGTACCATGGACGCAATACGCGTATCCGCCGCGCTCGCCTGTTTGGTGATCCGACTACAGGGATAACGCTGACACTCAGCACTTGCGGGCGCTTGGGCGATCCACTGGTTGATACGACCTCAAACACGATGACGGCGACGGGTTACATTCCGATCCGTGTCACAGATCAGTTTTTGCAGTGGAAAATCGACATTGCAGCAGGTCAAACGTGGTCATTCATTAACGGCATTGCGTTCGATCAGGCTCCGGGCGGGTCTTACTAATGTCGCGGGTTCCTGTTGCATGGGCAAATCCTGACGAATGGATGCGCAAGGCGGCTTATGCCGTGAACGACCTACAGGACCGGACGCAATACGTCGGCACGGTGGCTAAGTTGCCCACTGGTGGCAAGGGAATGCGGGCTTTTGTGACTGACGCGACGGCAACGACGTTTGCAAGCGCGGTTGCAGGGGGCGGGGCGAACAACGTCCCGGTTTATTTCGACGGCAGCGTCTGGCGCGTCGGTTAGCAGGAAAAACACATGATCGAATTGGCAGGTTCGCCGGGTGAACTTCGGTTCACGCTGGAGATTACACGCGCCGCGACCGGCGAAACTGAAACGGTCGAACTCATCGGCAAAATCACGCCGGACGAAGAAGAAAAGGAAACTGAATAATGGCGGTCACGCATTCCACAGCTGCGCGCAACGCTGCAACTGATGCTGTAACGGCTCTGATCGGTGCAAGCGGGCGTCTCCGCTTTCGCCTGACGGGTACTGTCGGCGCTCCTGGCACCTCGGTCGCTAACCTTGCGCTGTCGGCTACTGCTTTCGGCGCATCGTCAAGCGGCACTGCCACGGCAAACGCCATCACCTCGGATACCAACGCGGCGGGTAACGCTTCGGCTGTTGCGACTGCTACGCTTGAGACTTCAGGCGGTACGGTTGTGATCCATTGCGCGGTTGCGGCTTCTGCTTCGGACATTAACCTGACCAATGGTTTGACCGTTGCGGCAGGCGATACCGTCAGTTGCTCGAGTCTCACATACACGGCGCTGTCGGCCTAAGTCATGGCATTCGCTGAACGCATCAAGGTTACGACCACAACGACGGGGACGGGTTCGCTAACCCTGTCCTCTACCGGCGTTCGGGATGCGACCAACGGCGACTGCCTCGCGCCTGCTGAAGTGTTGAGCGAACTAGGCAACCGTGTTGTTACCTACTTCATCACGTCGGGCGGTAACTTCGCATATGGGCAGGGGCTTATCTCAAGCAATGGCCTGACGCTAACCCGCGATGCCCGCGAAACGTCATGGAACGGTACGACCTACAGCCAAGCAACGCTTTCACTGTCTGGCACTTCCACGGTGTTTATTGCGCCTGAATCGTCTGACCTGTCGGCTTCAAGCGCTGGCGTTTCCCTTCCCATTGCGCGCGGCGCTGTAACTCTCTGAGGTAATCATGGCAGCGAATACCAATCCAATCTACTCGCGCACTGGCGACCTACAGGGCATCCAGACAAGCAACCTTACCGCTTCGACCACTGACGGAACGGGCGCTAACGTGTCCCTTTTCTTCACGGCTGATGCAACCGAAGGCGGGTGGGTTGACCGCGTTGTCTGCAAGCCCATCGGTTCGACGGCTGCAACGGTAATCCGCATCTTCTATTGCACGGCAACGGGCGCTTACACGGCAGGCACGACGAACACGACCTCAACCACGTTCCTGCTTGCTGAAGCAACGGTCGCGGCGGTTACATCGTCAACCACGGCGGCACAGAATGACGTTGTGATCCCGATCCGCATGATCCTGCCGGCAAGCACGAAACTGCTGGTTGGGTTCGGTACGGCAACGGGCGCGTCAACGGGTTATTCCGTTCTCGCTGTCGGGGGCAAATACTAATGTGGCTCCCCGGCCTTCCCGCTGACGGTGTGACGAACTGGACGTTCTTCGCTCCACAGCAGGATACGACCACGACACGCGGATTCCAGACGTGGATTAAGCCTGCGGGTTGTTCGTGGGTTTATATTTACGCGCAAGCATCTGGAGGCGGGGGTGGTGGTGGATTCACTCGCGCAGCAGGCACGGCAGGCGGCGGCGGGGGCGGTGGCGGTTCGGGCGGGAATGTTAGAATAATTGTTCCGGCATTTCTTTTGCCGGATGTCATTTACGTTCGCCCCGGTTCTGGTGGAGCGGCTGTTGCAGCAGGGGCTGCAGGCGCGACAGGAACGTCTACATTTGTTTGCACCGCACCTAGCACAACAACGCAATACACGCTTGTAAACATAGTAGGCGGTTCTGGCGGTGGCGCAGGATCGGCTTCGGCGGGTACGGCAGGCACCGCAGGCACAGCGCAGACAAATCCGCCAATGTCGGCGCTAGGGATTGTTGTCACTGTGGCCGGTCAGCTTGGCACTGCTGCTGGTGCCATTACGGGTGCCGCAGGCGGGCAAGTCACGCCACCAACTACAACAGCGCCCACTACTGGTGGGGCTGGTGGGGGTTCA